AATCTTAAAAGAGTGATAAAAGGAAAAGTAGGATTTCAAAATGCACCAGTAACTCAATGTTATTATCCTAAAGTAGATTCTACTATCAAACATCACAAGAAGTTGGGATCAGTTTATCAAACTGGTACCTTTAGACAAATGGAAGTATTGGAGAGCTTATATGAACCAGGAACAAAAACAAGCAGCAGCTGATAGATTAGCAAAAGCAAGAGAAGAAAGGTATAAAAAGAACCCACCTAAGTATTCTCAATTTGCACCACAGGTTGTTGCATTACCAGAAGATGATGAATTCAGTCTTAAGAATGTTCGTGAATGGATTAAAGAAGCTCGAGCACATAAAATGGCTGAACATAGATCACACGTTGGTGGAATGAAAGGAGCACTTGCTAGAAGAACTACTTGGGAAAGTTATATCTCTCAACTTGAGAGCTATCTTAGAACTGGAGACTATTGTAGTAAGTTCGCTGGAGGTAATATGGAAAAGAAAGTTAAGCGTCAATGCATAGCTATGGCTTATCATCCTAATGGCAAACCTAAAAGAGAATTTGGAGTATGGTATCCTGACTTTAGAACAGAGTGGACACCTGAACTTGAAAATGAAGAAAGAGTTTCATTTGGTATGAAACCTCTTAAGTATACTGAAGATGGACACATCTTAGTTGAAGGTAAAACTAAATCTAAAACTAAGAGAAAAAGAAAACCTATGGGTATGCTTGAGAAGAAAGCGTTTGTTGAAAGAATGAGAAAAGCTCGTGAAGCCAAAAAGAAGTAGATAAATAATACTATGGGCGAAGTAATTCAATTCCCATTAAATGGGAAGCGCGACATTCCAACTAGCGAAGAGGAAAGGCAGAAGAATATCAAAAGGTATCAGGCTGAACTTGCTCTGAACACATCCATTGAGCTTACATATCAATTGTTCGAAGAGATCGAAGCAAGAGGAATTAAATTACGTGATAAAGAATTAGACCAAGACCTTCTTATGGTCTGTGAATCGTTAAAATCAGCATTATTGAAAGCAAGTGGAGCTAAACATCCACTTCAAGCTATAGTTAAACAAGTAGTGAATCCAAAAGAAGGAGAGATATTTTCTTCTACATGGCAAGACTTATATAAAGATAAAGAATAGTTGACTTTATATACGCGATAGCGTATAATGGAAGTTTAAATATGGATATACATTATGATATTAGTTGACCTTAATCAAGTTATGATCAGTAACTTGATGGCTCAGTTACACTCTAGCCAATCAAAAGAAGTAGATGAAGAGTTATTAAGACATATGGTTCTTAATGGTATCCGTTCATACAGAACAAAGTTCTTTGAAAAGTATGGCGAGATAGTTATTTGTTGTGATGATACTAATAACTGGAGAAAGGAACATTATCCATATTACAAAGCACACAGAAAGACAAACAGAGACGAGTCAGTATTAGACTGGCCGAATATCTTTGATTGCTTAAATGTAATCAGAGATGAGTTAAAAGAGTTTTTTCCTTATAGACATATAAGAGTACATAGAGCGGAGGCAGATGATATCATTGGTGTCTTGTGTCATACGTTTGGTGTACAATTAGGTGAAGGAGAGAAGATTCTAATTCTAAGTGGAGATAAAGACTTCATACAATTACAGCAATATGTAAATGTTGATCAGTATGATCCAGTTAGAAAGAGAATGGTTAAACATAAGGATCCACATATGTATCTTCTTGAACATATTATCAAGGGTGATAGAGGTGATGGTATTCCTAATTGTTTATCTGCTGATGATACTTTTGTAAGTGGTGGTCGTCAAAAGCCAATGCGTGCAAAGAGATTAGCAGAAATCATAGATGTAGTTCAGAACAATTCTATTGATACTGAGTTTCATCATGAATGGGCAGCTGGCTATAAGAGAAATCAAATGCTAGTTGATTTAGAAAATACTCCTGACTATCTCAGAGATGAGATATTAGATCAATGGTCAGTTGATCCAGGCAATCGTGATGGGTTGTTTAACTACTTTGTAAAAAGAAGACTAAATACCCTCATAGAAAATATAAGTGAGTTTTAATATGGCAGTAAATGAAAAAATTGATGGTCTAGGTGAAATCTTAGCAGATGTTAAAGAAGCTAAATCGGTTGGCGCTAAAGTTGCTCTTCTTCAGAAGCACGACTGTAGAGAGCTAAGAGGTTTATTTGAATTAGCATATGACAATAGATTGAAATGGGCACTTCCAGAAGGCAATCCTCCTTACGAACCGTTAGATAAATCTTTTGATAACCAAGGGATGTTCTATAGTGAAATGAGAAGAATGTATGTCTTTTTAGAAGGTAAAGCTAATATTACTCAAGCTAAAAGAGAACAAATGTTTGTTCAAATACTTGAGACATTAGATCCAGATGATGCTAAACTACTTATTGAAGTTAAAGATCGTAAGATCAAAGGCTGCAGTAAGGCTACAGTTAAGCAAGCATTCCCAGACTTTTTAAACGACCCAGCAAATCAGTAATGCCTCTCTACGACTTTGAAGATACCAAAACTGGTGAGCAGTTTGAACTGCAACTAAAGATATCTGAGAAGGATGAGTTCTTAAAAGCTAATCCTAATCTTAGACAAGTTATTGGTACACCTATGATCGTAGGAGGTGTTGATGGGTTACGAAGACCTGATGAAGGCTTCAAAGAAGTACTTCAAAAGATAGGTGAACAAAATCCTCAAACACCTTTTGGTAGAGAAATAGGTGGTAAAGCTACCTCTGCTAAACAAGGTGCTATCAACAAAGCAGTAGATAAATGGAAGAAATCACACACTTACAAAAAACATCACCAAAAATGATCGACAAACAGTTCAATCTTATGCTCTCAGACCTTCAGAAACTTCCTAGAAGGAACGTAAACGGTAAGAGACTATATGAGACACCAGATGGCTCTTTTTATCCCTCAGTAACGACCATAACCGGTCAGATGACTAAGAAGGCTATCACTGAATGGAGAGCTAGAGTAGGTGAAAAGAAAGCTAATGAGATTACAAAGATAGCTGCTGCAAGAGGTACATCAGTTCATAAGTTATGTGAACATTATATACTTGGAACTATGGATGATGTTAAAATTATGCCTAGCAATAAAGAGATGTTTGATGCAATGTCAAATCATCTAGCAGAGCATGTAGATAACATTAGAGTAGTTGAAGGTTTCTTATATTCAGACTTCTTAAGAAGTGCTGGTCAAGTTGACTGCATAGCAGAATATGATGGAGTGTTATCTGTTATAGACTTTAAGACATCTAAGAAAAAGAAACCAGAAGCCTGGTGTCAAAACTATTTCGTACAGGAAGCTGCTTATAGCTTTATGTTCGAAGAAAGAACACAAGAACAAATACCTCAGCTAGTTACAATTATTGGAGTTGATGGTGAAAGTGAACCTCAAGTGTTTATCAAAAACACTAAAGACAGAAATCAATACTTACTTAAGTTTCTTGAGTTACGTGAACTTTTTGATCAGCAATCTTCTTCATAAGAGAGTGGCTTAGTTCCACTTCATCCCTTACATTCTTTTCTAATATTGCTATTTTAGATTCTAGCTCTCGTACTTGTTGTCTTAAGTTATATATTACTTGATCTTTATTTTGAACCTTTGGAGTCTTCATTATGTCGATTGCTTAATATACTAGTTAAAAATACTTCCCATTGTTTTGCTCTTACTTCCCAACTGTAATATCCATCTACATATGCCTTTTGCATATTCAATCTCTCTTTCATATTATCATTATCAACTAATCTGATAGCGTCAGATAAAGTAAGTGCATGTCTGTTTGCATGCTCTTGACCATCTTCTGTATGATCATACATTAAAGTCCAGTTAGCGGCTGTCTCAGGTAGTGCAGCCAAGCTACTGTGCACACATATACATCCAGCACTCATAGCTTCTATAAGAGCTATACAGGAAGTCTCAGGCCATATACTTGGTAAAGCAAAGATATGAGCTTTCTGTAGTGCTTTATGTATTTCTTCATTAGGTACATGACCGTGATATGTCATGTTTGGATGATCTTTTATCTTTTTGAATAAACCTTCGTATGGTTTATCTCTATCTTCCCATCCATATATTCCAAATGAGCTATAAACATCTAAATGCCAGTTGACGTCAGGCATTTGTTCTTCTATCCAGCTCATTATTGGTACTAATAATTCTAAACCTCTATGTGGAGTTGTGTGATAGATTATATTCACACATTTTTTTGGATCTGGTTTCTCGTGATCTGCAATAGGTTCTATTGCATTCTGTAATACTGTTAACTTACTTGCTGGAACACCTAAGAAGTCTTGTACTTGTTGTCTCTG